GGTCATATTCTTTGCACCCTTAATCGAATCAACACTGGAGGGCTAAACAATGTCATACCAAACCAAATACAATACCGAACCGCTTTTCTTTGTTAGCTATATCGGCACAAGCAATGGCGCATATATTCGCGCTGCTAGTCATTATGATGCCAAGCGAAACTATGCACGCGGTGAGGGATTGCATAGCATAACTTATCTGCAATCAAAGCGCATAAGCAATTATTAATCGGAGGGCTAAACAATGGAAAACAACATTAAAAAAGATATATTGGCTGGCAAATCAACCGATTTTATTATCGCTAAATATATATCAAGAAAAACAGATAGCGACGATATCTTGAGTATCATTCGCATGATTAAATGGACTCACTGGAAAAAAACAGGGGAGAGAATATAACAACGGCTGGCACGGGCAACCGTGCCGCCTCATGGCTTGACCTTGCGGGGTCATACCATGCGGCGCAAGCCGACAACGCAACAACCTTGGAGGGTTAAACAATGCAAAAGATAGACACACAAGAACAGCTATTTCAGCAATGCAAAGACATTGCAGAACAGATTGATTCCGGCGAATACGAAACGCATGATTCAGAGGAATCTTGCAACGCCTACGATTATTTATCGGATGCGTTGGATATTGAATACACCGTGAATAGCCAAGGCGAATACCTAGGCGCAAGGGTGCTAGTCGCCTATGGCGGCCCTAATATCTGGATTAACACACGCACCAAAACTATAGAGGGCTATTGGTGGGGCGATAAAGCCGAGGCCTATTATTATGGTGACGCATTAGGCCTAGATGACGCATTAGCCGAATTATGGTCATGCAAATAGGGAGGCAGACAATGACACGCAATGAAGCAATTAAAGCAATAGTACACTTGGAGACATTGGCTGAGTATTACTGCGCGGAGGGCAGTAAGAGGCAACGCGATTTATTGAGTGATGCCTATCAGCTAAGAACGCAACAAGTACCAGAAGAAACACGCAAACTGCATGAATTGAAATCTATTCTGCGTGTAAGAGGGATTTTGTAGGAGGGCAACCAATGAGAAAGCACAACATAAACGCCGATAGATTCCTGTCAATCAATGCTTGGTTAGCGGCACGTTATGCCAGAACAGACAAACACGGCAGACGCTGGCTTGACCAGTACATAGGCGGCAGACCAAGCAAATATAAGCGGCTAGAGAAAGCATTTTTTGACCGCTATGTCATGCAACCGCAAAACTGGAGGGATTAACCATGGCAAAGCTGTTTATATTCATTGGCTGTTTAGCCGTTATCGTTGGCGCATCTATGGTGCCGGATACGACAAGCGCATTTGCCGCACAAGTGGCACTGCTTTATGGCGGCCTCATAGCCGCTGTATGGGCTGGCATAGCTAGCCGATAGCATAAACCTACCCATTGACGGGCAAAGGCCTGTCAGTGGGCTTTAAATCGCCATTAAACGCATAGGAGGGTTAAACAATGGCTAAGTTAGGGAGACCAAAACACTATGAAAACATGACACCATATGAACAAGCGCAACATGATAGGCGCATGGCTATGGGTTACATGACAGAAAGCCAGCTAGAAGCAGTAGAGAAAGCACGGGCGGCGTTGTTAGAGTTTGAACAGCAATGGTCAGAAAGCTATGACCTGTACGACCCAGACACGCCGCGCAACCTGCAACGCGCTTTCTGGGCAATTCACAACGCATTTCCAAAAGAGGAGGCATAGACATGTCTGACAACTATGATAGCGGATTTGACTTGGTTCTATCTAGCAGAGAAAGGGCAGGTCTGTTGGACTACTACAACGACACCTGCCTAGACGACTGGAAACACAACTACGAATCAAACGGTGAGGATGACTTGTGGTATGGCATACAGATAGGAGAAAGGATGTTTGACCTAAACGTATGGCTAGACGACATCACGGGCAAGGTATCTTGCACGGTATATGAATGTGAACGTATCAAAGACAACTGGCAGACCAACTGCCGCCATTCATGGTCATTAACAGAGGAGGCTTAGAAATGTACCTAGTATTCGCAACAGTAGCCTATCGCAGAGATGCGGTAGGCCCAGCAACCGAAGTTCAATCTTGGGAAGTGTTCGACTCAGTAGAGAAAGCACAAAACCACATGCGGCATCTGATACACCAGCATGACATGGACTTGCTGGATGTGGGTGTGGCTACAATCACGGAAAGCATACGAGAAGAACTATTGCGCAAACAGCCTATGGGCTTGGAGGACTAGCAGAGAAATGACACCATCAGATTTCAAAACGAGGCGGCAATTTCTAGGCTACACCCAAACCGAGTTTGCACAAAGGCTGGGGTTATCGCTTAGAACTGTCCAGTATTATGAATCAGGCGAGGTGCCAATAAACAGGACTGTCGAACTGTTATTGGATGCTATCGAACTGGACGAAAAATAGAGAAAGGAAAACGTGCTATGCATAGCAAGTTATATAAAACTTGCAGTGCATAGCAAGTTATACATCCAGATTTTTTATATCAACAATCAGGTTTTATTTAACAAGTTTAGCATAGCAAGTTTTATTAAACACCGCTAATGCGGATTATACAAACAGCGAAAAAGCTGTCAACCCCCTTTTCATAAATCACTGTCGCATAACGATTCTGCCGCCAGCATACACCAAGTAGAGAAAGGGATTATCACCGTATCCTGCTTGCCAGCATAGTCGGCGTTGATGCTAGAGAGAAAGACAACACAGCAGATAGGTTGCCTGTCATACTTGTAAATCAGAACGGGTTGTGTGCCATCCCGCAGTGAGGCGGTGACAACCTGTTCCCACCATTCACGCTTGTAATAGATAGAACCATGGCTGTTGTATCGCTTGCACTCAATCGTCCACCCTGGTAGCCCGATGATGTCCCCGTGGTCAGACGCACGGTATTGTTCTAGGTCTCGCTTCACTTCGATGTCATACCCCGTGTATTCTTGGAACCATTCATTTATCTTGTTGCTTATCTCTCGTTCAAACGAGGCACCTTTCTGCCTAGAATTAGTCATATCCACCCTACCTTTGTATCTGTTGCCTTGCCATCCCAAACAAACCAAGCGTAAGCAGTCGTGCCGCTACCGCTAGGCTTTTCATCACCGCGCCAGATAGTTAGACGTTGAGAGAAAACCCACACCCTAGCTGGCCTATGCGAATCGAACAGAGAAACGCGCCTTTGCTTGCCTTCTAAGAACGACAGGCGCAATAACCAGCAATGCTTTCTAGCTTGTAAACTGATAGCTTTTTGTATGAAGGCTTCAGCATGTTTGTATGGTGGGTTCGTAACTATGTTAGGCGCAAGCAACCGCGACTCCATAAGAAAGTCCACGCCAGATTTACCATAGCCATAGTCGTTTAGGTCAGTGCTAGTCACTGAATAGTAGTGCGAGAAAGGTTCAGAGATAGCACCATCACCACAAGCTGGTTCCCATATACCACCCTCAAAACTTTCAACATCCATCAGTGCTTCAACAGCTACCAATGGCGTTGGATAAAAGTCGTCCTTCTGCCTGTCCCTCACTTGCTTACTCCATATCACACGGCCTTCAGCACCGTGCCATCCCTGTATTGGGTTACATTCCCAGCCTTGCGGCACAGGTTCATCAGCCAATGCGTATCTGCAAATCCATTTAGTGATAGTAATTACCACCTTCTAAGTCTATCTGGATAAGCATACTGTCTGCATCCTCCGGCGGTACACGACCAAAGCCATCACACAATGCACAAGGTTCTATGCTTGCCGCTAAGTACCCGCCATTCATATGGTCAACTACAGCATACTCAACTTCATACTCGCCCTCGCCGCCACATACAGGACACTCTACCCATTCATCTTCATTGTCCGTGGTATTGTTTGAAGAAGTCATCAGCTTTCACCTTTCCATCAGTTGCCAAGAAGATACGCCGCATAGTTTCCGGCTGGGGAAACCGCTTGTTACGAACAATGAGAGACACAGCAGAGACAGACAAGCCAGCTTTACTAGCAAACCGCCTCATGCTAAGTCTTTGTTCTTTAATGTAATCTTTTAAATACATACCTGCATGATAATACAGTGTTGACAGATTGTCTACAGGGTGGTAACACAATCTAGAGAGACGGTAGCAACTCCATTGATGGTTCTTTTGGGATAAGCATGTCACAGCTACTGTCTCTCACTTTCTGGAGGGTCAAATGGAATACACTATACCGGACTACCGCAAGGAGTTTGGCTGTTATCACAACAGCGCATCCGGCGGCACACAAAACACCTATGAAAATATCTTCAAGCTGTATCTCCGCAAGGAATACAAGATGAACTTTCCTATGTCTGCCCGTCCCCGTGCTGGGCAGGTAGTACAGGAAGGATGTGACCATTACTTTGGGTTGCATGATTATTCGCCTGTCAGAGGCCAGCAAGAGGGCTTGTCTATTGATGAGTCTATCAGACATGCCATGACAGAGTACATCAACTACACGCCTATTAAATGGGATGGCGGCAAGGATGCTGATGTATATGAGGCATGTAAAGATGTCATCCCGCAGATGATACGGTATGCCATCGAAGGGCTTGAAGAATACTTTGGTAAGAATGTGGAACTGGTAGGCGAATACCAGCGCACATTCAAAGATGACCGCATCGACATACCTACTATTATGTTCTTGGACTTTGCGGATGACACCAGACAGATTGATTTGAAGTGCAGTCTGCCACTAGCCAACCCGCCAAAGAAAGATGGCACAAGGACATGGCGCGTACCAAAGCCTAAGACAGAACCGACTATGCAACAGGTAATGCAACAGGCCGTGTACTGGAAAGGCACAGGACTGACACCAGCCCTGCTGTTTGTTACAGGCGAGGGTTATCACCTAGCCACACATGAAAACTGTGACATGTTGAGACCAGCCGTGCTTGAGGAAATGTATGAATCAATCGTACAGCGTTGGCTTGTGTTACAGAATCTTATGAAGGCTGCGAATGGTAACTGGAAGAAACTGTTTGGTATGGTAACGCCTGACTATGCTGAGATAGCCCAGCGTCACGGCCCTGAGATATTAGACATAGCCAAGCAAGCATGGAGGGCAGAATGAACGTACCAACTTACGCAGAAATACGAGAGGCACTACGCATACCAGAGATATATCAGCTTAATATACCGATTATGACTAGGATAGAGGCTAGGACAAAGGGTTTAAGCAGATACTTTACTGGCAATATGTGCAAGCACGGTCATGTTGCTGAACGCGACACGCGAAATGGCGGGTGCATAGAATGTATTAGGACTAACTATGAACTACGGAGGGGTAACAATGAGGCAGAATAAAAGGATAACTGATACAGACTTGATGGTAATAACTAAAAACGCCTTGCGTCAGAATAACATGGTCACGCTAGAAGACCTTGCCGAAATGACTAGAATGGAACTGTCCAGGATACCTAATCTTGGAAAGAAAAGTATCAGTCATATTGAACAAGTCCTGTTTGACCATGGCTACAGATTAAGATGCCGCAATGCTGCATATAATACTAAGTACAGATTCGATGAGGACAAGTTAGCAGTAATTGTACCGCGACTACATGGTCAGCTAAAGATGATGTTAAATGCACAAAGTGCTATCAAAGAATCCATGGAAGATTTGGAACAAGCAATGAGATTGGCGAGGGTAAACCATGACTGAGATAGAAGCACAACACGCACAAGCTATCGACTTTACATCTGAAAGGCTTAACCGTTTAGAGAAAGACATGGCGCATATGCAGAAAAGTATTGATGAACTGCACACAATGCTTGCGTCTTTTATGAAAGCTATTACTGACTATCAAGAGGCAAACGACAATGAGTAATATTCAAGAGGCAATGGGGCTGGTCAATGAACTACACAAAGACCACGCCATCAAACAAAAGGGCGGCAAGATGTACCTACAGGTGGTGCATCGTGTTGAGGCATTTCGCCGCACAGTAGGCGCAGACTTTGGTATCGACACAAAGATACTGGTAGATGATGGGCATCGTGTGGTGGTTAAAGCTATCGTAACAAACGCAGACGGTATCACCGTTGGTTCTGGTATGGCTGAAGAAATACGAGGCCAAGGCCATGTGAATACTACATCTGCTTTGGAAAACGCTGAGACATCAGCTATAGGCCGCGCACTAGCCAGCCTTGGTTTGTCCGGCGGTGAGTACGCATCAGCTAATGAAATGGAAGCTGTACCTCGCAAGCAAAAACATCTTGACGATGCAAAAGAAGCTGGTACAACACCCGTTCAGGCGGCGGCTGTCGAGGAAGACCCTCCAAGTCAAACATCTCCGGCCCCGTCTGACCGACTCTCCGATGATGATATGGAAGCGCAGAATGAAAGGTATGACAAAGCCTTTTACATGGACATGTCGTCCAGGTTGACACAGGCGCGGCACATTTCTAAAGTTCATGGGCTATTTGAGGAGATGAAACCAAAGATACAAGAGATTAAGAAGCGCAATCCAGAACGTGCCAAGCACATACTGGAATTGTTTATGAAGCATGAGGACAGACTAAGTAAAGGAGACAGTTAATGGCCCTCAATAAACTTACAACCATCCGTGTATTCCCTAATGACCCAGACAAGAAAGCCACACACGGCAACAGCAACTGGAAGCCATACAAAGGCAAGGAACCTGTTGACCTAGTGTTGTCTAAGGACACACGGCACAGCATCTCTGTATTCCAGAATGATGACGGGTCTATGGATATCGTAATCAATGAACGCACTCTGGACAGAGACTACAATGCGGCTGATAGCGTATCGGCTAACGTACAGCAGGGTGGGTTTAAGAAGATAGCTGAGACCGTGGAAAAGCCACGGATTATGCTGGATGACGATTCCATCCCATTCTAAAGCACAAGTGTTGGTAGCGGTCTATCCAAATGGACTGCTACTAACCATCAATGGAGAGTCATACTTCAAGCATATGAATGTTGAACAGAAGCTGAATATGGCGCAGGAATTAATACATCGTAGTGTGCATGAGATAAGACATGGCAAAGAGGAAGGCTAACACAAACAGGATACTGTGTAGCTTTTGCGATGCGTCACACTATGTCAAAGAGGGCGGCTGGGTAGTAGCTGGTAACGGTAAGATATACTGCCATTCACTACAGAAAAGCTGCCTCATAGAGAAACATAATCAGGAGGGTAATTATGGGAAACATAATTCAATTTTTCAAATGTGGGAAGACACTTAGCGAAAAAACAACGCAGGAGATGACCACTCCTAATCATTGGAAACGATATTGCCGCGAACTAGACGCGCTTCATATTGAGGAGATAGTTACTAAACTAACTGGGTACACCCTACGCGAAATACGCAGAGATGGACGCAAAAGAGATATGGCAGAAGTGCGGCAACTGTTCGTGCTATTAGCTAGAGAACACACAACATGCAGCTATCCCAAATTAGGTATGGTTCTAAACCGTGACCATTCAACAATCATGCAGTTAGACAAGCGCAAGAGGTCAGAAGAAGTTGAAATGCTACTAAAAGCTGGCAATATACTTGCTGATGAAATTAAGGAACGGGTGTTCGGGCCACCTGTATTCTAGCTACCACTTGACCTTGTTGGCCCAATAAGCTGCCGACATTTTACCCTTGGCAATATTCTTGGCATGACGCGCTTTGAAAGACTTGCGCCTTGCCTTTTGCTTTGCAGTCTTAGGTGACTTGCCAGCACCAGATACGCCCTGTTGACCAAAGCGGATAATCTTTTCCTTGCCACCAGAACACGCCTTAACCACATGTGATTTAGTCTTGTGGCCTGGAGTGCGGCGAGGCTTGTTACACTTCAGCGTCTTCTTTGAGATAGGTTTCCTAGCCATCTTTCTTCAGCCCGTGAACGTATCCGTTCTGCTTGTTGTAGGTCAGTGATTCATTGCGTGGTTCATCACTGTAACTGCAATGTATCCAGCCTGAGTTTCCGCCTGTATAGCACTCAAGTATTAGCTGGTCATAGTCGAGATTGTCTTCTATCCATTTGGCTAGGTCGTAGTTGTCTATGCCTGGAACCTCAAAGTCTGCCGCCTCACCCTTGGCATGTTGGCTGTCTAAGCTACTGCCAATAGCAATGCACAACTCTGGGCTGCGGTATCCTGATGACACCATAAACGGCCCAAACTCATCACGAATCGGTTGTAATATGTTTTCACACAACGCCTCCATTGCTTCAATATGATGCAGTTCTGGCGTATTCGGTATGCCCTTACGTTCAGCAGTCTGGCTTTTAACCATCTCCTCTAACGTAAAGTTAGGCGACAGATAGTAACTCATTTCTTTTTCTTCTTAGCTTTCTTAACTGCTTTTAAGTCTGCACCAGTAATCTTTTTACGCGGTGCTGCCACCGCCGCTAAACGCTTTTGCTTCGGGCTGTACTTGTTGTATGGCATCATTTCTTCCGCTTCTTTGCTGTCTTTGCCGACTGCTTGAACGCCTTTGTTGTTGGTGCGCCTTTGCTTCCAGGCTTGCGCATCTTCTCTCCTGAACCAGCTTTGATACGTTTCCGCTTGGCATGTATGTTCGCATATAGACCTTTCCCTGGCATCACTTTCTCCTAAACTTATCCATACCTTTGAGTCCTAGTCCTGCAAGGATAGTAACATACAATATATTCTGATACCAATCCGGCAGTTCATTTAGCCGTTGGAAGCCAGCTTTGACAAGTTCTTCCATACCAGGAACGAATGAAAGTACGCACGGAATCAGTACAACAATCGTTATAATCTCATCTTTCCAGCTAGACTGGGTTGACTCTGCCATGATGAGTTCCCATTTGGAATCATGCTGGGCAGCAGTCTTCATTATCTCTGACTTGGCTTTCTGCTTCTCTACCTTGCCTTCCAAGAATGTCTGGGCAAGGCTACCAACTACACCTAGTAACTGTATCATTTTGCTTCACTCCCGCACCATACTGCAAACGCACCTGTAGCCGCGCCGACAATGGTACTAACAAAGGCTGTCTGCTGGGTAGTCGCATCTGAGCCTAGTGCCATGAACCATTCACATACATTCCAAGCCATTAGCGTAAACGCCAGCATCATCAGCCGTGGTATAATCTTGTATTCTAGTAATGCTTTAGCCATTCTTGTTAGCCCTTACTGTCGCCAACGCTTTATTAAACGAGTGCAGTTCTGCTTTAGGCGCATCAAAAAGCTGGGGCGACAAACGCTTAGACTTTTGTTGCACTTGGTGAACTGGCAAGAACAACGCTTTACGGTGGTCATAGCCCACACAGCATAATATGTCATAGTCTCTCTCATTCGGTACAGTTTTAGTCTTACATCCACTCCCAATTTGAAAATGGTAACTCGGAGTTCTGCGGCCTTTCTCCAAAGACATCTTCGCAGCCTTAACTTGTATCCTGATATATTCATCATCTTTCCATGCCACTAAATCAACTTTATCTTGCTGGGCCAAAGACACCCGCCAGCCTAATGATAACACGACTGCGGCTGCTATGTATTCGCCAATAAGTCCCGTTGTGGTACTCAATACATTAACTGAAAGCCATCCACAATATGAATAGCAATGCTGTCCCCGTTAGTAATCCTAGTATCACTATAGCAATCACTTCCACTATCCGTTGTCTGAGTTCTTGTTGTTTATATATTGCGTCCTGTCTCTGCTTTCTTATCTTGCCTTCTAGCTGTATCAAATCAGCCCAGGCTTGTGGCCCATATGACATGTTCAGAAACGTCTTCAGTTCCTGTCTCTGGGCTTCTAGTTTCTTCTTAGCTGCATAGGCTGCGAGTGCTTCTTCCTCAACGGAACCAGCGGCAAACAGCTTCTTGAATATCGGTGGGTTCTTGGATTGCTTGGTAGCCTGGTCAACGTCAGATGCCATCTTCATCCAACGCGATACGTCAGTGATGCAGGACTCCATGTCACGCCCCGCTGCTATCATCTGCTTTATGCTATTGAAGGCCGCTGTTGCACCTGATACGGCTGCGGCTATAGTGATGGGTTCCATGTGGATAAGACGCCTTTCGGTAGTGGTTTACAACGCCATGCTTTCGCCATGACATCATTAAACTTCTCGCCAATATCCCTCGCCATTTCAAATGCCCGTTCTTCACATTCCTCTTGCGTCATATACGGGCCACGCACATCGTGAAATTCTACACAGTCTGTTGGATTAGCTATTGCACAGGCTAGTACAATTGCCTTAAACATCTTTCTTGATTAGCTTTTGAACCGTATCGGTTTCCCATATACGAATCAAAACCCACAAGCCAGTGAACACAGCCACCACATCTGGTGCCATCTCAAGCCAAGCCGCTACTGTTCCTGTGCCAGCCGCTACATCAACAATGACTTTATGTTCCTCGTTCATCAGTCAGCATCCGCTATGGTTATTGCTGTATATCCCACGTTTGTGTTTCTTCATTCCACTCATACGCAACTTCATTGCTATCAGATGGCAGTGCTGTTGGCGGTTCCCACAAGAAAGTAGTCGTGTTTAATGTCCAACTTTCATATGGCTGTGATTGATAAAACGTATCTAATTCCGAATCATAAACCATACCCTTGCCAGCAAAGTTTCCTCTAAGCGGTGTGCCACCAAGCAAATGTTGACCACCTAATGTGTTATATGATGTTTGTATCCAAGTGCCATCTAATGTTGCCACAATATCTGCATCAGCAACAATCACTTGGTCAACAACACCATCAATTATTTTCGCATAGTGTGCCATTACGCTGTATAACTCCCTGATGCTGTGTATTTAATAACAGTAAAGTCACCATCTGTTGTCACCGTTGGTGAACCTGTGGTCGTGCCAGAATACTGTGATGTAAGTATGCGAAGAATAACCACACCAGAACCGCCAGCACCACCATTGGTATTTCCAGCACCACCACCACCGCCTGTGTTAGCTGTTCCAGCAGTACCAGTTGTTGAGTGAATGGCGGCACCACCACCACCAAGACCGCCAGCACCGTTCAAACCGCCGCCATAGCGTGTGTCTACGCCACCGCCACCGCCACCACCGTAATAGGTGGATGTGCCAGTAATTAGAGAACGATAACCATCTCCACCTGTGCCACCTGCTGTATTATTTCTGTCAGCACCAGCTTCATTAGCACCGCCGCCACCAGAACCGCCTTGAAAAGTTGAGGACATATTAGCATAACCGCCAACTGTCCCATATGCGCTTGAGTTACCACCTCTGCTGTTAGATGCGCTATTGGTGCAACTTCCACCGCCACAACCGCCATTACCACCTAAATTATTGAGGCCACCACCATAACCGCCGCCATAAGCTATTACAGCACCAAATACGCTGTCGCTTCCTGATGAGCCACTAGCTGAACTTCCACCAGCACCACCAGCACCCACGGTTACAGTATATGATGTTCCAGAATTAAGCGGTATAGTGCCAGTTATTACTGAACCAGCACCGCCACCGCCGCCGCCATTAAGACCGCCTGTGCCACCAGCACCACCGCCACCGCCTGCAACTAAATATTCTCCTAAAATAGCACCAGCAGAAATGCCTGTTAGCGATGAACCATCACCGCTAAATGATGTGGCGGTCATCGTGCCATTGACAGTAACATTGCCACTAAACGTACCGCCATTTGCGGCAGACACCGTGTCAGCTACAGTAAAGATGTCATAGACAACAACCTCAACAATGTCGCTTGCAGATAGGGCAGACAGGCCACCGATAGTGTTAGCTGTGCTAGTGTTGTAATCAGTGCCAGCAACCAAGGCTATGCCGTTCAGTGACACATCTACATAGTTGCCATCACTAAATACTAGCGTCAGGCCGTTGTCATCTGTACCAGACAGTGACGTTTCACCACCAGTAGCAGTGAAGTAATAGCGTTGCCTTACGCCAGTTCCTGTTGGGGATTTACCTATGTATGCCATGTGTTATTCCTTATGCGTATTGGCTATCACCACAACATGAAGGCCAAGCTGCCTTGAGTTCTGCAATAGTTGTTGCGCTGTCGCCAGCAGTCGGTGCGTCACGCAGTGCTTGCTTATCAGCCACAATCTGTGTGGTGTCTGCGCTAGTTTCCAGTGCCTTCATGTAGCTGGTGTCCAATGCCTCAAGCAGTGGGTCACGGGCTTCACGCACCTTGTCAGCAAATAGTTCCTTTGCCTTTGCCAAGTCTTCGCTAATCACGCTGCCGGACAATGTCCAAGCACCACGAAAGTCACGGCTTGCTGGGACGGTTGCAGTTGACGCATCAATCTGATTACCGTCCTTATCCACGATATAAGTTGTAACAGCCATTATAATCTCCTATGCGGCTAATTCTAAGTCATCAGATATGCGCCACGAGTTGCGCCATTCTCTAGTTGTGGGCAGCTGCCCCTTGCGGCAGATTACCATTTTCGGCTTGTTGCCGCTATCCCAATTCTGCCAGACGCTTTGTGGCACATCCTTTTGAATTAGATATTCGATTGCTTCTTCCTCAGTCATCGCTGGCATTGGTTCAGTGTTGTGCAGCAAATAACCCCGTGTGTGCTTCTTGAAGTCAGGCTGTGCCTCATCCTTTGCCAGTTCCCAGTACACCCACACAGGTGGTAGGATACCGCCCTGCAATGCACACGCCATCCAGTTAGGGTCAGGCACAAGTATCTTGGCGCACTCATCAATGCTGTCCTCATAGACTACACGATAGTCTGACTGCACACCATCTAGGTTTTCCTTTGCCCAGCACAGGCGGTCAAACAGGTGAGTGCCTTGAAACTCTGGTGTCTGCATTATGCTAAGTCTCCGTGAACAACTGATTGATTTTGTGCAGCATCAACATAACCAGAATCATATGTGGCAAACCCGTATCCAGTAGTAGCAATTCCCAATGTTAAACTTCCTGCGGCTATACCAATTGCTGTATCTGCTTGTCCACCAAAATTTGTAGTACCGCCATAATTATTAGAAACACCAGTTGGTGCGTATGTTGTATTACTCATATTATTTGTGTGAAGTACATGAAACTGTCCACTCGTAACATCAGTAATACTGCTGGTGTTATAACTATCATTTATAACTGGCGTGACCATATTAAAATTAGTCCAAGCTTTTGCCGCACTGGTGACAATGTCACCGCCACCAGTGCTAGATGTTACAAGGGCTTTACCTTGAAACACTACATAGAAATCATCCGTAGCTACAATGCTGCCAGTCATAGTTAAGCTAGTTCCTGCAACAGTATAGGCAACCGTTGGTTCTTGACGAACATTGTTTACAAACACCTCAATCTCTGAAGCATTAGCTACAGGATGGTCTAGCGTAAAGCCAGTACCAGTACCGCCAGTCAAGTCCTGATAGTCCATTGCTGTGGTTTGTACTGCTGGTGATAATCCAAGATATGCCATTGGCTAATCCTTATGTAATATCAAGGTGGCTAATAACTACGTCTGCTGATGACGCTGTGTCTGATGTAACCTTGATAACGTCACCCGGTTCCATCACAACTTTCTGGTCGCCACCAACAACAACCAAACTGCCGCCGACAGGAATCGGTGCGCTTTTTACAAGGTATACGCTATCCTCTGCACCGCTTGTGCGGCTAGATGCGTCAAGCTGTACGTCTACTAAAATCTGGCTAGTAACAATGTTAGCGATACTCATGCCAATCACAGTTGTCTGTGTAGATGCGCCACAAGTCAGCACACTCGCTGCTGATGTTCCTATAGCTGTATCTGTTTCTGATAAAAATGAATTTGCCATTGTTCTATCCTAACGCTATCGCAAATGCTAATGCTGTTGGGTCTTGTTCATCTGCCCATGTTAAAGTGCCTGAACCATCTGTTTGCAGTCTTTGACCGCTTGTTCCGTCTGCGTCAGGCAATGTCCATACTACGTTTGCCGCAACAGAAGCTGGTGCCTGAAATCCAACATAATTGCTTCCATTTGCGGAATCTTCTTTAAAGCCAAGGCTTCTCTGGTCTTGGATGTAAACACTACGATGGAACTCATTGCCGCTACCATTAACAGCAAATACACGGACTGTGCCTGTGCTGTCGTATAGCTGAAAGTTCATTGTGCTTCCAGGCGATACAATGGCAGTGCGTGTTGTGCCTGAGTTATCATAGAACAACACATCGTCACTGTTTACATGCAGTTCCTGTGCCGCAGATGTGTCAATCTTGTTTGTTGTACCATCGTGGTACAGTTGCATATCTTGGCCTGTGCCAAGTTGCAGACGGTTATCTGTAGCACCTGTACTATCGGCAAACTGCACAAGTTGATTATTTACATCAAGTGTACCGCCAAGTTGCGGTGTTAAATCATTTACAACGTCACCACCAGCAGAGGCTTCAAGCGAAATAGTACCAGATGCGTTATCGTAAGTTAGAACATAATCGTCCTGACCAGCACCCACTGTCTGGTCTGCATCAAATGCCAGTGTGCCAAGCGTAACATTACCTGTACCGTCTGGCGTAATATTAATGTCTGCATTTGACGTAGAGACAATAGACTGCCCATTGATGTCCAAATCACCGCCAAGCTGGGGTGTTGCATCCTCAACAATGTTAGCCAGATTACCCAGTGATGACACCACGTTAATCCACGCGCTGCCATTGTAGACCCGCATGTCGCCATCTGTGGTGTTGAAGTATAAAGCACCAGTAATCAGTGAATCACCATCATTATCTAATGCTGGGTCAGACGCCTTTGCACCAAGGTATCTGTCATCAAAACTGTCATAGCTGGCAGCAGCATTCGTCTCGCTAGTTGCCGCATTTGTTTCTGATGTCGAAGCAGCAGAAGCACTAGCAGCAGCATTTGTCGCTGATGTCGCGGCAGATACAGCGTCCACCAGCAATGCCCAGTAGGTTGTGTTTGTTAGCAATGTGCCAGTAGGCGAATCCTGTAGCGCGATATATACGTTATCTAGCTGGGCGGCAGTGGTTGATTTAACAATGTCACGCTCAACATAGTCAGCCGTGGTCGTTGTGGCGTCTGAACCTTTGAATGTGCCAATCTCTTGGAAGATAGCCAAGTCACCGTCTGCGTCAAACCCAAGTATCTTGTTAGCGCGGGCGGTGGCACCAGTGGTAAACTCAGCAGTGGCAATCTCGTTAGTCTGTGACAGCTTGAGTGAACGCCCCACCTCTTCTTGCAGTTCCTGCGTAATAAAGGTCAGCTTATCAAGCGCATCTTCGTGTGACTCTGCTGGGAATGGGTCATTCGGCGTATAGTCAGTTAGCTGCGTAAGTGGTGTAATCCGCAGTAAAACAACAGTATTGCCTGTGGGTGGGGCTGTTACAAAGGTAACAGTGCCGCCACCAGCATTGCCAACGCCAGACACAGTGTAGTTTGTGGTAATGGTCTGAGTTGTTTCAGCACCAGTAGAGTTGTTGCGCAAAACAACCGTGATGTCGTCCTCGTCAAATATCTTGAACGTGTACGAAAACGCGGTGGTGCTGCCATCACCCGCATAACTGTTCTTAGTTGTGGTACTGCTAACTGTCATATTTAACTCCTAGCATATATATACAGCATTTTTTGCTTTGTTGCTACCTACTTGGTAGTTTCCGGCCTCATCTCTACCAGCTTGTTCAATGCGTTCTTTATGCCTATAGCGTTCTGCCAAGGTAATAAAGTATTGAACGCCCGCTGCTGTCCCTGAGAAAACTGCAAATCTGGGTTTAGTGCAGACCTCGATACAGCCTGTGCTGATGCCAATCCTTTGCTAATCAACTGAACTGTTGGGATGCCCGTAATAAGGTTTGTATCCAACCCACTTGAACGGTAAGCAAACACTGGGTCATCAGTGTAAAACATAGCACCAGTATCCACTAAAGCTGGAAATAGTGATGCCCAAGAACTTCTTTGAAATGATGCCTTTGCTATTGCTACTGGGTCTAGCATTTCATCAAGATATTTCTTTTTATCGTCCCTGAATTGCGCGTTGACCTGAGTTTGCGCAATATATGGTATGCTTGCAAAAGCTGTCGAAAAAAGAAATGTTTGCAAAGTGCGAACATCAAAAGCCTTTACATTGTGTAAGAACTGCTTTGACCAAGACACAAGCATAAATGTACGGAACTGTGAAACAATCTGACCCATTGTCGATGTCATGTATATGTTTAAGTTGCCAACATCGTTCTGCTGAATCGCCCGTTTAGTCCATCTAGCTAACGCAAGCATAAAAGCATCTCTTGCTTCAACATCATCCCAAGCATCCGTGTTAATATCGCGTAACTTCTTGTTTCTAAAAAGTGCAGACTTCTTTGTAAGTGCGTGACTCCTGATTTGGCTAAATACTCTACCAGACATTTCCTTACTCAAACCAAGCCCAGCCAATCTTTTCTGGCTTAACTTTCTTGACTGAAAGGCAACATCAGTCAAGACCTGTGCAGCAGTTCTTATAGAAAGTCTTTCTAATGCTAGTGTGATAGGTGCCATACCAGATATATCCGCTGTAATCCTTTTGGCTGGTGCAAGCATAAACAATGCTTTGTCAATCCAGTCACCACGGCCCTCACTGAAAACGTCTATAGTATCAGCACGGTTCATCGCCTGATTTACTCTACGGTCTGTGCCAACACCTGTTGCCGCCTCAATAGCCCGTAATGTCGGGTCATCCAACTCACCGTTCTTTGCACGTTTTAACATGCGCCGCATCTCTGGGATTTGTTGAAGAATACCTCTAAACCCGCCAATAGATATAGCATTACCTATCTCACCAAGCTGGGTAAACCCAACCTGGTTCATAAGTCTTAGAAAGTTATAATCCTGAAGCAGCCTAGCAGCCCTTGCGTATGTGCTGGTAGGGTCTGCCGCTAATGGCATACGCCTATTTAGAATTGCGTTGAATAAAGTCTGTGCTACCAGGTTTTCTTTCTCAGCACGTTGCACAGCCTTTAGTCCACCAATCTCTTGCGCCTCTTTTATGTTGTCGCGCAACATTCTGTTGAATGTAGTTTCATCTTTAATGCCGACTCTTGCCAACGCAATGCGACCAGACATTCCACCAGCATAAGAAGTAAAGACCTGTTCAGCATCACGTTCTTGCAAGTCTTTTAGACGGAATGTTTCTGTTTGACCAGTCTCTCTATTTACAGCAGATACCGTGGTCTTCATATCAAACTTTAATCTGCGTCTTGCACGGGCTGGGGTGCCGTCAGGCTTTACATCAAACAGCTTCATCAGTCTATCTGCTTCATCCACAGACATAAAGTTTTCTTCTACAAGAATATCTTTGATTACATCTTTTTGGCTGGAATTAAACATACGCGCTGCGCCAGAATCTAAACCCATACCGCTATCGGTTATTTTTTTGTGCATAGCTGCAGCAATCATTCTTGCCGCTTCTTCGTTCATATCTTCTGTGCCATTGACAAGCGCACGGGTCAGCAAATCTTTTACAACATCTTCACTGTACCTCGCGTTAGCATTTACAAACCTAAAGCCATCCCATAAATGAGTGAAGTAAGTTAGGTCTTCTGGTATTTCCTCAAAACCTTTGACCCCAGCCGCCTGTGCCTTCCTTAACAAATCTCTCTTTATCTTTGCGTCATTGTCGGCAGCACGGCGAACAGCGGGGTGAAACGGCAACTCTGGACTTTCAACAGCATCAGCAACAAGTTCGTTAAACTGTCGGCGGGGCAAGTTCATCTTTCTTTTGAAGTAACCTGTTACGCCAGTAAAGCCCTCTGCTTTTGCCCAGTCGTTGTATGCGTCATTTTGAACGCCGTAGTATTCGTTTAATGCAACTTTGAACTCTATGGTTTTGCGTAAATCAGCACTTTCTTCCAACGGCCTATTCGCATCTCTGCGAAATCCAACTGGGTCTTCAGGCAATATGCGTCCAAGCAAGTTTCCTGTTGGTTGCTTTGATTGCAGCAAATATCCAGCCATATCAAATGATATTGGAACCTCGCCAAATGGTGTTTTGATAGTTCTTGCCGCAGCCTCTGCTGGGTCTGATTTTGCATCAAGAAACTCATCTAGGTCTGTAGTTCTACCAGGCACCTGTTCCTGAACATCAAACGGGTTCTCTTGCGCGTCTGCTGGATAATCAAACTTATCCTCAGAACCTTCTCCCATAATCTTTCTATTAACAGCAGTAACAGCTTCGTGCTTTTGCGCACGGTCTGCCGCTTGCGCCATCTTCATCAACGCTGGATTGATGGGGTCTGTCTTATCCACTTTGCCTAATGAAGCAATACCGCCACCAAGAACTAGGCCAGCACTTGCTGAATACAAAATATCATACGGGTCTTTAACCGCGTTCTGGCTAACAATATATGACTCTATTGCAGCATTTGTGGTTGCAGCAGCTACACCACCCCTAAAAGCACGTTGCAGTCTTGTTAGTTTATTGCCCCATATCAAAGGCGCAGCAACGCCTTCTGTGGCTATACTGATACCGATAGCCCCTGGGTCAGCCAATGCAACACCAAACCTAACACCCACTCCTTTCCAGCCGAGTTGTGCTAGTTTCTTGTCGTTTTCATAAGTCTGTAATGCCTGTTCCCTCAACGATTGCAAGTGTGCTGGGCTAACAGATTCTTCTACAAACCCGTGATATTCCTCTGGCAATCCAGCCACAGCTTTGTCATAGTCTTCCTTTTCTAGGTAGAAGTCTGGGTCAGGCGCAAATTCCTCACGACCGCGCAATGCCCAAGACATAACCCAGTCTTCTTCAACAGATGCTTTTATTGCTTCGCCAAGCGTAGGCTTTTCTTCTTCTGCCTTGAACTCTGCCGCACGTTGTACAAACGATGGGACTGGTCTGGCAGGGGTGAGGAAATCTTCTTCTTCCATTATTGTTCGCCTACGCCAACATCGCCAGTAATACTAAACCCTGATGGCTGCATCATTCTTGACATGCTGCTTTGTGTTACGGCTTCTGGAGTTTCTTCAAACTGATTAGCCGATGTCTTCATAGCTTCTTTGATGTCACTAATATCAATGCGGAAACTACGATGTGGCTTTAGTTTACGCAGACGTAACAGCTTCTTCTCGTACGGGGTAAGTCCTTCAAATTCGCCCTGACCCAGCCTGTAATCTGTTTCCACTTTATTAACAAAGTTAATCTCAGTGCGCTTTGCTTCTCTTATTAAGCCTTCATCAGCCTTCTGGTTAACCATAAATACATTTAGGTCATCCATACTAAATTCTACAATTTGCCCGTCCATAAGTTGCACTGGATACCCGCCATCATAAACCAGTGTCCATCTATCATTAGTGCCTTGTATATTAGCTATAGACAAATCGTCAGACTCATATAAATCAGACAACTCAGGATGCCGCAACATTGCGCCTTGGACTGCGCTTGTAGCCAACTCCTCAATGTTTTCCGGCAAATCTGTAGTGATTGGAACCATAAGATTCCTAACTCGTTTGTGGGTTGAACCATAATCTTTTGCAGCAAGTTCAACAGCTTTATCTGCCTCTACGCCAAGGCGAATGTACTCTTTAGTCAACCTACTTACATATGAAGTGATTGCGCTTTTATCAGCTACAGAAAACTCCTCATCTCTGCCAAGGCCAGGTATATACTCATACCAAGAATATGTTGCTGATGCTTCGTCTGATATTGACTCAACGCTTTCTTTTACGAGTTTATAAGAAGCCTCAACATCAATGTCTTCTCGCTGCCGCTGCATAATTTTCACTGCACCAGCTAAATCGTAGTGACTTTCTAGGAGTAATGCAGCCTCAAGATTTTTCTTTGCGTCACCAGTAACGTGATTGTTCACAACTGATGGGCCAAACAGCTTCATCTCTCTGTACAATTCTACAGCCGCAAACACCTCAGTAGCATCAGCACCTTCTGGGTCAAAGTTAGGATTGTTAAGCTGTTTTCCGTTAGCCTCTAAAATATTAGAATATCTTTCATACTTAACATTGTTGTTTGCCAATATGCTGATTTGCTTTGGTATATTGTCAGCATGTTTAGCCATTAAACCATCAACAGCTTTTTTGGTCTGTTCTGGATTTGCTTGGTCTTTAATATATTCATAATCACCATTAGCTATAACATTCACAAGCGTTGCAAACTCTGCATCACCTTGCGCCATCTTGTTTAACTTGCCCTTGGCTGTAGCAATGCGCGATAGAGTCTTTCTGGCGTTGTCACCTTCAGCACCAACCCTTGTAGCCAGCGGTGTTCTGCCGCCAAGCTGTTCATTTAATATAGACTCAGCAGTATCCAAACGTAACATTAACTCACTGAAGTCATCACCAGATGCCTCGCCAGATGTAAGCATGTCAGACACACCAGACTCTAGTTGGTCTGCATAAACGACAGAAAGGTCATCAAGGTCTTCTGCGTCCTTACCGTGTGTAGCCATTTTTTCTGGGGAATACATCTCTGCAACACTAGATACATTCCCACTAACGCCAGCCTGGATGTCAAACCCTGTGTTTAATTCATAAACAAGGTTATCAGAAACAATATCTTCAATATCATTTGCACGTTTCGATAATTTCGTTGCTAACGCTTCTATGTTCTTATTTGTCAGCCCCGCAGTCTGAGGGTCAACAGTCACCTGTTTACCGTTGACAGTAAATGTTGCCGCCTTTCCAGCTAACAAGTTCTCTGAAGCATTTTCAAAATCTTGTCTTGTACCATCAGCTTGGTTTATTTGACCTACAATCTGGTCTTCAACAATAGTGCGCACTCTGCTTAAAGCACCCCGCGCCTCAGATAAACGCTTGGCTTTTGCTTCTCTGCTTAAATTACTGTTGTTAATATTTTCAATAGTGGCGAGTAGACCAGATGGATTTGATGCCTGTTCGTCTCCAAGTATCTTCAAACCAAAACCACGGTTTTCTATTTCCAAAGACACATCGTTCATGTCCATATTGACATCCAAACCTTGCGCCTGGGCGTCAATCATAATTGACTCAATGTCATTCATTGTGGCTTTAATGCTTGCAGGGTTAGCCGCGCCTTCATTAATTAAATAATTGAGTGCTTCGTTTGTGTCTTTTGACCTTTGTTTTTGTTGCCTATTAAAAACATTACCCCTGCCAGCGGATATTTTGCGGTCAATAACACCACCAAGTTTGGATTTAATCGCCTCTTTCTGGTTATTTGTAAGTTCTTTTCTTGCATCAACAGATGCTAAGACTTCTTTCCTGAACGCACCAGCCTCTATCTCAAATCCATTAACTGTATTGCTTTTAGAATTGTTAACTAGGCTATCTGCTTGCGCACCATATGTTGCCATTGACTCTCTGTAAACTCTGTCAGCTTCAGCTTGCTTTTCAGCCATACCAAATTGATAAGCTATATCCCCTACCTGCTTTCCAAAGCTAGATAGTGCTTGACCAGGTGCCTCTAAACCAGCACCAGCACGAGGCCCAAGTGGGCCAGCAGCCATTTCCACTTGTTGTCTATAAACAGGAATCTTAGGCATTACTTCCTCATTTAGCTATAGTTGCGGCTTGTGTACCGCCCTGCAATAAGGACTGGTATGACGCTAGTTTATATGCAGATGCTTTTGCTGCGCCTGTAGCCCTTGCAAGTGCAGCTTCTGATGCTTTTGCGGTTTGTTCTATATCTGCCGCGTATTGAATATTTAACGCGTCCATCTCAGTAGCAAAGTATGAATCAGCCATTGCTTGCAACGCACTGCCTGACATTTGTATTCCAGATGCTGCTGTTGCTACACGTTGTGATGCCATAGTGCGTTCAGAAGATTGACGCATGGCTGCTTCTTCAGAAACTTTTTTGCGTTGCAAAAGGATAGCTTCATTCTCTGCAACCCTTGCATTGTACTCAGCAGTAGCCCGTGCTTGCTTAGCTGCGGCCTGATTACCCTTGTAACCTAAAAAACCGCCAAGTAATGAACCACCTTGTGCTACTTGTCCCGCGTCCATTATATCACCTTCGCCATGCGGTAGTAATCGCTACCGTCTGGCCCAAACTTATACATAACGCCTTCATCTTCAAATCCCATCCATCTGGCAAATCTAATAGCCTCTGGGTCTTTCATGTGAATACTAGCTTGCACACGATGCAAATCTGTTGTCGCCAGTATACTACTAAACAGTGTCTTAGCATACCTAGCTAGTGACAGCTTCCACTTAGGCGCGTGTTTAGACAAGATTACCCAACCTTCGCCCACACCAGGCCACATCTCATGTATGCCGCCTACAGCCACAACGTCATCTTCACCCAGCACAGCGTAGCCAACAACTTGCTGCCCGTTGTCAAATGCAGCCCTCATGCTTTCTGGAAACTCAAAGTCAGTCTCAATGCTATTAATAAGCCCTGAATCAAATGGAACAATTCTAAGCATCGAAAGTATTTGACCTCCGCATAATAGCCAGCACAGTCATAGGCAATGGTTGCGACTGCCTTACTATAACCCGTGCATCATTCTCATAGCCAGATGGGAAGTATATTTCTTTGTCGCCTGTGAATAATGGCACGGCTTGGTTCATTGCCATGCTACTGTCACGGAACGGCAGTCTGTCTAGGTTGTTTGTATCCGGCCCTAGTTCTGCACCAACAGTCTTGAATAACCGTGCAGTCACGCCATGAATACGTTTAATCTTGCCTTGTGCAATCCCATCGTCTGCACCAGCCTCCATCCGCAATGTTTCCACTGTAGATGTGTAGCCATAACCGATATGCACTTTAGATGCTTCACGGTCTAAGGTAACTTTACCGTCAGTCACCGCTTTGTCTGCGTGGGTTGCGCCATCTGCCAGGATAGATACAGTCTCGCCTTCTAGATGGTTTAGGCTACTGATAGTAGTGGTCGCGCTGCCATCGTATGTCAGGCCGCTGTCTAAATAGAACGCATCCCCGACATCATCGCCAAATTCAATAGGCTTTAGATATTCAATATGGCGCACAGTAGCCCCATCAATGGTACGCTTTACCGCCACATACACCTGGTCTTCTGCGCCTGATGGAATAGCTGTAATGCTTTCAACTACCCCGCTACCGCCAATGTCGTGGTCATGCCAGCCAATAGCTGCGTTTGCGCGGTCATAGGTAAGTCCTACTAGCCGCCCGTCACTATGCACAAACCAAACAATTAGTTCTGGTTCCTGCTGCCACACCATGTCTGTCAGACCGCCACGCGGAATATGGTCAGCCAAGATAGTCAAGTCTATACCCAGTAGCCCGTCAGTATCCAAGTCAAAGGTAATCTCTTTTACCTTCTCCTGGCCTTTCTGGATAAGGATGGTGCTGTTGCCAGCCCGTAGCGGCCTCACCTCTGAACAACCAAAGGTAGTTTCGCGCAACACATTGACGTTTGTTGGCGTAACTGGTGTTGCACCTGTGCCGCCGGAAAGTGTGAACTCTGCGCTAGTTGTCAGGATTTGCAAAAAACGTGCTGGCAATAAATGCCGAATAACATTCACCTTATCTGATGCAATCGTCAGGTTTACCGCGTCATCATCATTTGTGCCAGGTGTATGGTTCTCAAAGTCTGCACTAACTGAACCGAATACAGTCTGTGGTTGGCCTGTAGTTCCAGCAAAATACAGACGCTGTTCATAGAAACCAACAGCCTTTGGATAGCCTTGGTCGCCGCCAAATGCACCTAGTGACCATTTCTTTGTGGCATTGGCTGAACCGACAACGTGGTCAGGTAATGTTGCTATACCTATTGCATCTGCTTTTACTGTAGCTGTAACTACGGTTGCGCTTGTATAACCTGTAATTTCAACATATCCAGTGTCATCATGCTGATATGCCCAGTCTATAGCACCATATGTTTCGGTGCCTTCTAAATGTACTGGCGGTGTATTACCTGAAGTCTGCGTACTGCCTGTTACTTGCTTATATACATGCCCGTTGTAACGCACAGTTACATTATTTGCGTAGCTTGTGCTTGCCGCCCACTCATCGTGTTCAATCTCAAGCACCTCACGGAACCTGATATACCGCCCAATGTCAGCGGCAGTAAATAATGATGCAGATGCGGTAATGGTTACGCTACCAGTCTGTGCCGATGCGTATAAGGTTGTGGCTGTATCGTTCTCATCCAGATATGGCCCATCAACAAAGTCAATGTCAGCCAGCGTAAAGCTAGTAGCCGTTGTTCTGGTTAGCTTGGCTGGCGCATGGTCTTTGTGTGCCAAGTACAACACATCAGCAGACTGTGCGTGGTTAATCTCAAAGACATCTGTAACTGAATATGTAGTCGTGACTTCAACAATCTCAGCAGATGCGCCAGCACCAACGCTAACATCTGCGCCTGTTGTTGTGGCTATCTCGCCTGACGTGCCGCCAATAATAGTCTCTCCGCTTTGAAATATCTCTGATACGCTGGTCAGGTTCATTGTGCTGCCATCATCAGACACATACACAGCCGTAGCACCTGATGTGCCACCCGTAATGGTTTCGCCTACGGTAAATGCACCACTTGCGCCAGTTATCCCAAGAGTTGAGTTGTAAGCATCGTAGCCCGTGCTATTTACGCCAGATAACTCAAATGTGTTTGATGTTGCATTTGCCACAGTAAATTCACGGTTATTCACTTGGGTCATGTCTGTGACACCAGTCACGAATATTCTGTCACCGTTTGTGTAACTATGTGAAGCAATAGTCATCACAGCAGGGTTGGCTTGTGTAATCCCTGTGACATTTTGTGAATTACTTGTAAGTAACCCACCATCTTTGTAGAAGCGGATATAGTTTGCGCCTAACTCAAGCACATATGCTTGTTCATCGCTGTACTCAAAGTCGATAAGCCTAACCTTGCCACCGTCCTTAGAACGTCCAGCAAAATATGTGCCTGGTCTGCGTGTCACACCGCCAGATGGAAACACAACCATATTGTTTACGGTCTGCGCGGCCTCGTTGTATTTCTGTAAATCAATACGGCCTTCTAGCTTTGGAGATATTTCACCAGTACGGAAGTTGGTGATAATGCTGGATACACGGGCCATGTTTAGAACCTGATGTTAGTATATGTGTCTGCTAATGGCTGTTCTGGATAGCCTTCCATAGCGTCAATAGACTTAGCCTCTCTCAGTCTTTGTTCGTACAATGCTTGCATAGTTTGCGCGACTGTCCCACTGCCAGTAATCGCATACGCAGTTTCAGCCGCCAGACGGTGCGCTATTGTTGATGACAGCAGTGAGTCAAACTGTTCTGTATCTTCTATACGCCCAATGTAGATGATGTTACATGTGCCTTCGTTAGACAGTATCTTCCGGCCCTCAATCTTGTACATGACATTACTGTCATAGGCCGCGATGTCGTTGTCTACGTTAGAGTCCCAGAACGACAGAACCCGTAGGCAGAATGGGTTTGTTGGCAGTGTGTACTGGTAGGTAAAGCCGAAAGCTGGGGCTGTAGCGTCTTGTGCCAGGTTTGCACGGGTAACTGCTACGTTCCAAGGATGTGCGCGGAGAACTGCGTCACGGACTAATTCATAATTACGATTGCAAAGTCTAGCTTCTTTAGAGTTCTGGGTCAGTGCTGTAATGGTGGCGGCACCTAGTAAGTCTAGCGACTCATTACATATATCAACAACTGAGGGCATGATTCACTAACCTTTCAACTCTAATCAGTACGCCGAGACTCAAGTTCTTCTCTCCGCCCTTGAACGGGCCACGCTTCCTATATGCTTCCCTTGCTATCGTTTTTAACTTCTCTGTAGGTAATAATACCACAGTTTCATCATCTAGTACGAACGCCCAATGTGTTGCCATTGTTGTGGCTATGCCACTTGGTTTGTTCCTACAAGAAAACTCCACAAACACATTTCCAGTTCGTGAAGCTACAAAATCCCTTTTCACCTCTATGGTGTTGCCACTTAATATGTCGCCTAGCCATCTCTCAGCTATTTGACCTACTTCTAAATCCCAGCGAAAATCGCCGCATGGTTTCATCATATCGCCCTCCAGCATGATGAGTTGTATGGGGGCGGTTTCCCGCCCCCACATTACTTAGTCAACGACATACTTGATTGTCAGTTCAATGGTGCCTGTGCCAGAAGCACCGCCCATTGTTACTGTTACAGGTAAGCCGTTTTCGTCAGCGTCAACCTCTGTGCCTGAACCCAGTGCCAAAGTAGCCAAAACGTCTACTTTTTGCGCTGATGTTGAAGCGGCTGCTGCTTTGTATGCGTCAGCATCTAAAGCAACGGTAGAACCGCTGCTGTCGGTGTGTGCCGCATAGCCTACAGACAGAGTTGTTGATGCACCAAGTGCGTCATGTGCCAACGAACCTTCCAGCAAACGTGCGCCGCTAGGGATGTTAAACATCTCAATAACGTCACCTGATGCCAGTGAAGATGCATCGTATACACCGTGTGCTACACGGATACGACCACCTTGTTCGTTAGTCTTGACCATTTCAGAAGGAACATTCTGATTCCACTTGGTCTTTTGTACAGAATATACAGTAGCCATGTGTCAGTCCTCCTTAAGCCGATTCGTCACAGTCAATCTGGACAACTTTTTCTTCTTCCATGCGAGTGGAACCGATTGACATGCAATAGTACACCTGAGTCGCGTAGCCTTTGTCGCTACGTTCGTCAATTCGTGCCATTACGTCACGGCCCACTGCCAATGCAAGACCATCCTCTGCCCATGCAAAGCATGAACGGATGTTGCCAGTTTTTGACAGACGGTTAGAAACGATGAAGTTAAAGCCCATGAACTGATTTACTTCACCCTGAACAAGTGCCTTCACAGTGTTGAAGTCGCTTGAAGTGACGTTTGTGTCAGCCAAGAGTGCTTCAATCTGGTCAGGGCCACATGCGATGTAGCGTGGGATAGATGGGTCAACATCTGCCAAGTCGAGAATCTTCTTGGCTTCACGCAACTTTGCAAGTGACATGTCAGCACCGCCGTTAGCAATCTGCTGTCCAGCAGGAAGCGTAGTAGCGGTTGAACCAGTCTCACCAGTGTATGCTGTGCCGAGTGCTGAAGCGATGATTTCATCGTCCATTGCACGGCCCATAGCTGCGGCAGCAGCTTGTGCATATGCTGATGTTGGGTCGATAAGCATGCGTACTTTGTCCTGGTCATCAATCAGGTCTGCATACTCATAGTCAACGAGTGATACACGGCGGCGTGCGTGTGGTGTATCAATCTGTGGTGTGTCGGCATGGCGAGTTGTACGCTTCTGCGCAGTTGCCTTACCAACCTGGTCAAAGAAAGCATTTTTGCCAGTCATATTCTCTACGCGCACCGCATCACGCAGACGGGAACCCATCTGCTGCGATAGCATCTGCACGTTCGCAGAATACTGCTGGACAAATGCCGTGGTTACTTCTGTGGACATAGCGTCCTCCTTTTACACGGTTACATTTGAACTTTTCGGTGCGCTACCCTTTCGGACACTCCTGGTCTTTTCAGCCGACTTATGGCCCCCATCTTTCTGGTCGTCAGCAGGACGAGTTGCCTCGCTACCCCGCATTACCCACTCATAGTATTGGTCTGCGAGTAGGTGTGGATTGAGTACGTCACGCTGGCTACCGAACTCGACAGCTAATCGTAGGCACTCAAGCCGAATATCTGTGACGGAAAGTTCATTATCCATGTAACTGTTCCATCAAATGTTGCATCCGTTCTACAGCCTTATGTCTCGCAATCGGGTTTTTTCTATCCCAATAAGCATGAGACTTATCATTCATAATGGCATCAATCTCAGCTTGTGCTGTGGCTGGTGTCATTACACTTGACTGTGACATTTCTGCAACAGTGTCTTCACTGGTGACAGATTGCCTGAAATCAGCAATTTTTGCAAATGCTTTAATAAACTCAGCGTTATCGCCCAGCTTTGAACCATCTGCTAAAGTGATGTTAAACATCTCAGGGTCTGCAAATTCTTGCGCTACCTTTGCAGCCGCCTCAACCTTTTGGTCAAACGCACGGCCCCACTCACCACGCAATGATTCTACAGTCTGTTCCTTTGCAGCTTCTGCCAATTCAAGAGACTGTGCGCCAGACTGTTCAATGCTACTCTTGTAGTAATCAAGAATACCCTTGGCTTGGTCTGGTGAAAGGCGCAGTTTATGTGCAATATCTGCGTAATCTGTGGCAACTTCCTCAGTAATCACGTTGCCATCGACTTCAATGCCGTACCCCTTTGGGTCTTCTGGTCTGCCTAGACGGTCATAGATACGGTCTAGGTCTTCGTCTGTTGGGTTGACTGGCACTGCAATCTTGTCTGCGCCAATCAATCTTTGCGCGTTCACATAAGAACGGGCTAGGTTTTCCACATCCTTAATAGGTGAAATGCTAGGATGTTCGCGTAGTTCCTCTGGTATCATGTTTAGAAACTCGTTACCAGACCCGCCTGATGCTACCTCAGATGGTGTCTCCATCATTGGTGTTGCCTCTGGCTGGGCTACCTGTTCGATTGCTTCTTCTGACATTTATTCCTCTTTCATCATGTTGTGGATATGAAGGATAACAGCACGTTTCCCTTCCTCAAATGCTGTGGCGTTTGCATCGCCAGCAACATAGCTTGTGGCACGATAGTTACAACGTGCCTCTAGGTCAGCTAATACTTTAGCTGAACTATCTGTGTTAAATGTTTGTCTGTAAAGGTCTTTTAGCTTCTCAATCTCAGGTGTCACTTACTAACCATCCTAGACGCTTGCGCTATCTGGGCTACATTCTGGACATCTTGCTGGTCTTGCATCATCTCCATCTGTGCCTGTTGTTGCGCTGCACGTTCCTCTCTAACCTGTTGAACCTCACGTTCCGACTTCAGTGCTGTCTTTGGAACGCCTAGTGCATCGGTTACATGCTTCACTAACCCGTCTGCATCAATGTGGTCGCCTACTGGAATTGCCTGTGACAGTGGCATCAATATCTCAAGTGCCTTCATCGTACTGTTCAGGCTGCTTGATTTCTGCGCACGGGCCAAAGGTGATACATATTCAATATCCACATCACGCCCCTGTAGGATTTCTGGTGGTTGTGCCAGCATATCGCTACGCAGCATCAATGCAAACACACGGTCAATCAGAGGCCGTAGCATTTCATTCATCAATCTACCCAGCACGGGGCCGATGACTCTCATACGTTCTTCCTGCCTTTGCACAACCTCAGTAGCTGTCATATTTGGTGACTGCCCACTAAGAAGCTGGTCAACATAGAACGCTGAACGGATAGCTGCACGGCGTTGTTCTTCCATATTCAGGCCAATAGGAATGTTTGCGCCTGTGTTCAAAGGCGTAATCATGTCCCTTGTACCGCTTCTAAAGAAGTTCAATCCCCCAGGCTGCGTACGGATGGGCAAGAGGAAACCATCGTCAGGAACAAGTAAGGGAGGGTCTATTTGTTTCTGCGCAGCTTGAATGATTGTTTTAGACATAAGATTCAACATCTTAACGTCAGGCAACGCAACCATTGCTGGGGAACGCCCCATTGTCTCACCAGTCGCCTTCAAAAATCGTGGGACAATGTACGGGAACTCTTGGAACCCACTTTCAGAAAGCAGTCCCTTGGTTTGCATATCAACATAGAACGATGCGTATGGCATGTTCTTGTTGTCTCGCTTGTTAGGGTCACGGTTAATACGCGGAACCACAGCGTGTAGGATTTCTATTTCTTCATCCGGCTTGTTCTTAAATATCTTCTGAATGTAGTCAGTGACATTGTCAATGCCGAACCGCTGGATTGCTTGACGCGCTGGAATCTTATAAGTGCGGAAGACTGTATCAACGATACCAAACTGGTTCTCTTGAACATAGAACTCAGAGATGTGGCGTGTGCTGAACCGCAGATTACCGTCATCAATCTCAGCAAACATACAGCCCGTGCCAAACACAACCAGGTCTACATACATCTCGTGGACTTCAGTCTCAAAGTTTGACTGACCAAAGGCCCTCATCATGCGCTGGCTACTATCTTGCAACCACTCACGTACATCATCATCGCGGCCTACATTCTCATCTTTCATGTCCAGCATGAACCAAGGTGTAGCACCGCTGGTCAACATGCCATGCAAACTAGCCGCTAACAAATCAACAGCTTGTAATGCAGTACCATCAAAGATAAGTTCCATGCGCTTTTCGCCACGGCTGCGCTTACGAACAATATCCGCTTTGCGGGGTAGCATATAATCAGCTAGTTCCTGATAATGCGTATCCCAGTTATCTCTACGGCCTTTAAGGTATTCGTACCGCTTCACTAAGCCTTTGACGAAATCGTGCATGTGTTACCCCAATAATGTAGGTGTGCCGCCAGGTGATGTTGCGCTAGTGTCTTGTAGCGCACCAGCAACAATAGTCGCACCCGCACCCTTTTTCTTTCTAGCCTTCATTGTAGCTTCTTCAGCCAATGCAACCGCACGTTGTGTATCTTCTTCACCCGCCTGTGCTGGTGGTGGTGGAGGTGGTGGGGCTGGTGGAGTATATACTTTTGGCTTTAAGAAAGACATTATGCGCCACCCCCTGTTGGTGATTTTGCGCTAGGCGTTGCGTAAGTGACACCGTAGCCCTCCATCAATGTGCCAGCCGCGCCAGCACGTTTGCCTTTAGTGCGTCGTGTGCCACGACCCAACATGGTATCATCAGGCACAACTTCTGGCGTTACTTCTGGAGTAACCTCTGGCGTTTCCTCCGGCATGTCTGGTTTGCTAGGAACAAGGCCTACAGCTTTACCAGTTTCCTTTAAAACCTTCTGTGTTGGCTTTTCGATAACTTCTTCAAAAGCCTCACCCACAGCCTTGGTTGCGCCTCTAACTATTTTTTTAGCGGGTCTATAAACAGCAGCCATTAACTAACTCCAATCGTGAAATCCCAGCTTCTGAGTCTCAGTCCGAAGCCAGTACGCATTTGTATAACCCATATTAGATAACATACTTTTCAAGTTTCTGAAACCTATTGCTATGTTTCGCTTGCCGCCTATAGCAATGAAATCAATTATCCAAGGCACAGTGCCACCACCATCATAACCTTCTGGCATAAACTCAAGATTGTCTGTGTACTCTACAACATGTTCATAATCAGGGAACGCCCAGGTTGCAAAGCATATTGGCATATTGCTGGCGTCCCGCAACACCATGTACTGCCCAAGCATCATTGGTGGGCGGATGTATTTCTCCACCTCCTCAACGCCCCACCAGCCGTGGTAATCACTCCAATCAAGCAAATACTTGATAGCTTCTACATCAATAGACTTAGACATTAAAAGCTAAGTTTGTAACCTGCGCCACCGCCCAGTGGGAATATCTCAATTACTCCGCTTTGGCCTTCTCGCAAATCAGCGGTATAACCGTTTTTTCTTAGAACGTCTTTGGCTGCTTTTGAAGACAGCTTGCCTTGCGCTAGTCCATACATAGCATCTGACATCGCCATTTCAGCAGTAAGGCTTGGCCCACTGGTTTTCTTTTTAATGCTGTCCTTAGACTTGTTTTTTGCCTTTTCTCCGGCCCTTGCCATAATTGTTTTGGACATTTTTATCTCCTTATAAGGTGAACGGGTTGTATTCCATTTGGGCTACATTTTGTGGTGGCTTAGTATAGTTTGTTCTATTCTCTAGCCCAACAGCTAAATATCTAAATGCGTCAGCCGCGTGGCTGGTAAAGTCGTGCAGTGGATGGTCACGGAATACCTTGCGCCGTTCATCAAACTCCTGCCTGTACTGCCGCAGATACTCCAACCCCTCATGGCACTTATCCTTATCAAAGTAGCATTTAGGTATCAGCATCCGTGCCGCGTTTATTCCGTCAGCAACTTTCATCTTAGGAACTACGCGGAACTTAATGCCAAGAGTGTAAGCAGTCTCTAACCTAGACCTACCGCTACCCAGTTCCCGTACCTCAATGTCATGCGGTGCCAGGTGGTCGCCATAAGTATAATCTTTCTGGTTAAGTACGTCAGCGTAATGGTCTAAGCCAACCCCGCTACTTTCATAATAATCAATTACATTAACAGCACCGCCACGGAATATCTGGGCAAACCAAATAGCCGTTGAATCATTAATACCCAAGTCCCAAGCTGTATGCACTGGGTACATAGGGTCGTAAGGTATCCGCGTTACCCTGCCATCTTCATCAGCAGCGGCTAACAGTTTAGCGTAATAAGCACCAATAATAGCAGCCGTAAAGGAACATTCGTATTCCTGTTCATACTGTTCTGGTGTCATCTGCGCTTGGGCAGCTTTCAGTTCCTCTGGCTTTACCAAGCCACTCTCACTAGCCTTGACCGTCTTGTGATACCATTGGTCAGAACCATTCTCTACCTCTGACTTGGCAGTCTCTAGCAAATCATAAAAGTGATTATGCCCAGCGGGTGTACCCAAAAAGATAGCGGCCCCCTCTCTGTCGGATAGGGCGGGTCTAACAACCTCCCCCCATACCCTTGGGTTCTGCATACCAAACTCATCGAAAGCACACATATCCAAATAAATGCCACGAAGGGAGTCAGGGTTCTCTGCCGACAGCAACATCAACCTACCGCCGTTGGGAAAGTCCACCCGTAATTCTGTCTCATTGAAAGAAACACCAGGTATTACTCCGGCATAATACTTCACATAGTCCCACGCAATACGTTTTGCCTGGGTAAAAGTAGGTGCCACGAAAGCAACTCGCGGTCTTGGTAACTCACACGTTAAGGCTTTCTTGATTAATTCATTTACCGCCCAGACAGTTTTGCCAAAGCGTCTGTGCATGACCAACACATTCCAACGCTTCAAGCTATTGTGCATCTCAGCCTGTAAGGGTCTAGGCTTGTAAGGTATCTTAACTGGTTGTGCCACCGTCAGTCTCCCACAATATTCTCACAGTACCGTCACTCACCTCTACGCCTGTACGGTTCTTGCCCTCGCCAAACTTCTCAGGCAGTACCTTGCCTACCTTCCAACGCACATGATGGGCATAATCCCTCAACACATGCGGGTTGTAATCCTTAACTCCGTGTAGCGCATCGCTATACAACGTGTCTAGTTCTTCTAACGCTTTTTCTGCGCTGTACTGCTGTGCCTCTTTCACAGCCGCTGCAAACTCCTCATCGCGCTTGCAACGCTGGTAGAACGCAGTCCTGGATACGCCAGTGGCCTCGCAAACGTCCACAATGCTATGCCCGTCAGCTATGCTAGATAAGATAATGTCAGTGCGTTGCTTTGTTAGTTTGGTCATGTAGTTCCGCCTGTGTGTTGTGAAGGACTATTTAACATATATAA